TTCTATCAAATCCTCAATTGTATCTCTTTCTTCAGGAGCTGGAATACCATTGTTCATATTCAACATTACTAATGGTAAGAAACCATTCTCAATATTGTTTAAATGTAAGTTAGATAATTCAGCTTCTACAAAAGATAATTGTAAAGCAGGAATCCAATCAGGTAGGGAATAATAATATTTGCCTGGTGAATAATTCTTTATCCAAAGTATTTCCGTTTTATCTCTAGAAGTACCAAAGGCTGCTACCTTCTTTTTATTTCTTTGTGCCTTATGGTCAGTCCAATCAGTACAATAGTACCAATTTTCTATTTTTGGATTCTCACCTAATTTCTCAGCTCTAAAGTTTTGTACTGGAGAGTGGAACATCTTTATAATCTTTTCATGCTTATCATCCCAATATACTTGGAATGCAGCATTACCATATAATTTTAAATCAAATGCTACACGCTTTATTTCTTCTTGAGGAATTATCTTACCTAATGTTTGTTCAAAGGCTTTATTCTTTGTGTAAATACCTTTACCATATATTAAGTCAGCTATCCCTTCTACACATGCTGCGTTTGTTGTAGAGTTGTTATAAGCATCAGTTACATTCTGAAAGAAATCATCAGGTCCTATAATACCAACAGGTACCCATTGATAACGGGTTTTTGTATCTTCAGTTATTACAGGGATGTCTTGTTGTGCCATATTTACAACACTTAAATTTTGATTCAATTTCATATTATTCTAAAATTATATATTCGTTGTTACTTACGTTACTAATATAAACATCTTCCAAAGGAATCTGATTTACATAGTTAGGTTTGTTAACAGATTGAGATGTAAATACACTAACACTACCATGCCATATTGAGCAAGTAGTATCATTTATAAATGCTCTCCATTGAGTACCAACACTAGCTGATACGAAAAGAGGAACTTGCGAAGCTGTAAAGGATAACTTAGATTCATATGCATCATATGTGTAATTTGATAATGATGCAGTATAATTTTCTAAAGTTGTCATATCTTGCAAATACAATTTAAGGTTTGCAGAACCCGTAGGTTGTACGCGGAATGTCCATATGTTACTTCCTGATGAGTAGTATGTTAGCATTATCTCGTCTTTAGTTTATTATTTAACAATTTTAGAATGTATTATAGTAATGGACATAAAAAAAGGGTAACACCTGTGCTACCCTTTTCATAATTTCTTTTCTATACTATGAGTTAGAATTTCCTACAATAGTTGGTTGATTAGCCATAGCTCCAAATGGGCTACCAAATGTTGAACCTGATACGAATGCTGCTGGGAATGGTTCTAATCCAGTGAATGTTACTGAATAACCATAAAGGTCACCCAATGCCGCTCCTGTTTGAATAGTTCCACCTGTTACATCTGCACCCTCTCTTTGTCCCACTAATAGGGTATCCCCTGCGCTAGTGTGTACGAAGATTTGAGGTCTTCCATAAGCCATCAACTTTAATTGAGTTGTCATCTCATTTGTAAGCTTCTTTAAGTTTAGGACTAATTCTTGTGAGAAGAATGTAGTACCGTTATCTCTTGAAGAGTTTACAGTTTCTGTATAGCTAGAATTTCCTTTAAGTTGGTATTGATAAACTGTTAATCCAGTAGGTAAAGATTCTATTAAGGCATCAGTGTTCGCCTGAGAAGACGTTGCTAATGAGCCAGAAGTATAGTTTACAAAGTAAACTGAATCTAAACCGCCGATTGAATCTTTACAAGGTTCATTTCTACCGATTGTTAAATTACAAGCCATGATTTTAGTTTTTTAAGTTAATTTTTTGTTTTTAATAAATTGTGAATGAGGGAGGGAATTACACCCTCCCATTATTCATTCAATATATTAATAGTTCTTATGGATTGCGATGTCAGTTCCGATACCATATTGTGTACCAGCTGTATATCTCATAATGATTCTGTAGTTTTGAGAACCATCTAAGTTAGCCATATCTAATACTCTTACTTCATTGTAGTCACTCAATAAACCTGTACCGAAGTATAAGTTTGATTTTTGTGCTGCTACTACTGCTGAAGCTGCTAAACCAGGACAATGAGCTAAGTCAATACCATTGAAATTCATTGGTTTTGCACCTACAGTCATTTTACTGTCAAAGCCGTTTGCTGCTAATGCTGATTGAGCACCTGCGTTTGTTACGTTTACTCCAGATAAAGCTTGTTGATAACTTTTCACAACGTTAGTTGGGATATAAATCATCACATCTTCTTTTCCATAAACAGTTGTTGGAATAGCATCTACTACATTTTGTAATGCTGCCAATACGTTTGCAGAAGTGATAGAACCTGATTGAGAAGAAGTTACAGGAGCGTTTACACCACCTGCTACAACTGAAGAAGATAAAGCGGTATAGATACCACCAAATTGTCCGTTAGTTGCGTTAACACCTCTCCAAATAGATTCTTCAGTAGCTTGTGCTACTTTTCCACCTACATAAGAGATTAAGAAATCGTTGAAATCTTTAGGGATTTCATCGAATGCAGAATATCCTAATTGTAGTGCTTGCCAAGAATCTACGAATTCTTGCTTACATAATTCAAGGTTAACTTGAAGTTCTTTTGGTTCTAAGATTCTCTCAGTAAGAGCTACAGTACCAGAAGTTGTGAAATTACATGATGCATCGTTAATTATTGAATCAACTGCAATTGATTGGATAACACTCTTAAACTTTACGTTTGGTAAAATTGTAATGTATTGGTTGTCCAATGTTTTAGCTGATAATAAAGCCGCTGCAATGTATTTTCCTGCGAATTCACCAGCGTAAGTTGTTGTAACTGCTGGTTGTGCAAAATTTTGTTGTTTTTTCATTGCTAAATGATTTTAATTATTTATTTATATAGTTTAGATAAAAAAGTATTTTGTGGGTTAGCACTTATACCATTCTTTCCTAATTTTATATTTGATTTTTGTGCATTTTCATCAATTGGTGCACCATCCAATTTTGGAAGTTCTTCATCTTCATCTTCATCAGGTTCTACAGCTGCCATCTTTTCATCAGCTTTGTAACCAGGATCACCAGGTAAAGGTTGAGTTTTAACTTCATCAGCTTTTCCACCTTCTTTAACGGTTTCCATCTGATTGTATTTCTTTTCCAATTCTTCAATACGATATTGCATTTCTTCTACCATTTTCTTCATTTCGTTATGCTTCTTCATATCTTCAGAGATTGGTTCTGCAGTTTCTTCAGTATCAACTTCCTCGTCATCGCCCATGTCACCACCTGCGATAGATTCCATTTTAACTTCTTCTTCTGCTGGAGCTTCTAACTCCACATTTTCTCTTTCAGTAATTTTACCATCTTTGGTAATTACTTTGATTCTTTCTTCGTTTCCTTCAGAATCTTTTAGAACTACTTCATGCTCACCGTCTGGTGCACCCGTCTTAGTTCCATCTTCAGATACAACATCTACTGATTCGCCTACATCAAATGTTGGAGATTCTAAGATTGTACCATCAGCTAATTTTGCGTATGTAAATTCTACTTCTTCCTTAATCAATGCTAAGGTAGTTAGAATCTTCTTTAATACTTCTGTTGCGTTCATAGTTTTTGTATTTAGTTATTTAACAATTATATATAAAAATATAGTAATTTTTTTTTGTATTTAATATCCTCCCCATACTACCATACTCGGTGGTGGAGTTATAGTACTACCTACATATCCTTTATCAGTTCCATTATATATTCTATAATCATTAAAGAATACTTGAGAGCCACTGTATGCATCGCCTCCAACTTCATTATCAACTGCTCCCATTACTTGAAGTAATTCTGCAGTATCTTGAAGTAATTCTTGATTATTTGGAACAGTAAAACTATTCTTCAATACTCCATTTTGGTAAAGTTTAAGTTGTCTAGCTGGTGTTGCACCATAACTAGCAGATGAATAAACTAAAGCATAATGCTGAAATTCATAAGGTATTAGTACTGATGATGAAGCTGGATATATTTCTTCCTCGCGAGGAATTGGACCTGGTCCACTTCCACTTGCTATCGTATAAATAAATGCGTTAGAACCTGATACAGTTTTTACACCTACTCCAGGATCTATATCTACTGCAATGTTCCCATACCATAAGTATTGAGAACTTGA